TATCTAATTTAGATATTAAACCATTTTTACTATGTAAATATTCTCTTATTGCTTTAGTATCTTCAAACCCTTTTGGATGAGGCTTTGAAACAGATGAAGCTAATATTTTAGCATCTTTAAGGACTTGATTTTTTAATGCATCTCCTTTAAGTTCTCCACCTTTTTTACTTATATAAAAACCAGCTAGTGCTTTACCTAAATTATTATTATTTTTATCTATTTTTCCTTCTTTACCTTCACCTACTTCTCTGAAGTTTATTAAAAGATTAGATATTCCTTTACCTATATTATTAAAAGTTACTTCTTTTTCTGGTGTAGTAAGTGCACCAAGAAGTATATGTCTTAAAGTATCTTGATAACTTTTATCAAATGGTACATTTTTATTAACTGGAAAACCAAGCCCTTTTCTTTCAATAGCAGAAGTTGTTGATAATTCCCTAGCGTCAGTTACTTCATCGTCTATATTAAAAAAATTAGCAATCTTTGGTTCTACATGTAACTTAAACCACCCTTTTACATCATCTACAAGCGGAAAAATATTAGCCATTTACATCATCCCTTAATCTCATAAACGCTCGTAGAGTTCTTGCTACTCCTTGTAGTCTATGAAGTTCTTCTGTTTCTACTATTTGTTCTAATTGTTTGTGATTAGCTTCAAGACGCACTTCTAGTTCTTCAACAAAAGATTCCCAAAGTTCTGGATTGTTTACAAACATTTTTAACTTACTCATTGTATTGGAGGTTGTCCTGTGTTAGCTGAGAATCCTTGTTCACCTGGTATAGGTACACTACCTGTTCCTATCTGGCCACCACCTGACCCTTGTGTGTCTTGAGCTTGAACACCTGCTGGAACTTCCCCTGGAGGTGCTGCAGCTTGAGGTGGAGCTTCAGGTGTAGGATTTTCTTCTTTAAATTTCTTAAGTATTTCTGATTGTATTGCAGCATCGCCCATAGAATTAACTAGTTTATCTGGATCAAGATCCATACTCTTTGCTATCTCACGTATTATGTAATCCATTTTAGCAAAAGGAGCTAAGACTGGATTTTGTACCACACCTAAGAATTGCATTAATCTTTGTGACCTAACTTCATTAGCCATTAGTGATTCAGTACCACGGGCTTTAACTTCTAAGTCACCTTTAATTTCAGTATCATAATCAAACTGCATATTAAAATTAAAAAATGCTTTACCAAGTGGTGCTAATAAATAGTCATCAACATTCTTAACCACGTTCCGTATACTGCCATTAGCAGCAGACATAAGCATACTAATACCAGAAGCGGTTCGTCCCACTCCTTGGACACCAGTTTGACCATGAGCAAAACTAGGGAAGCCCGTAGACTCATCAGCCAATACACGGGCTTTATCAAACATTTGCATATTTTCATTAGATACATTAGGGAACTTTGTGCCAAAGATTGCTTGTCCAGGTGCACCTCCTTGTCTTCTAAATATTTTACCAGGGTATACACTTAGATCTTGACCAGGAGTTAGATTAGTTTCATCTACTTCTATTAACATATTACCAGATAGTGCAGCATTGTCAACAGCCATTCTCATAAAACCATTCATTAATGTCTGGGTATCATCCATATTTTCAGCTATACCTACACCAAATAAACTATAAGGATTTACTTCATAAGGTACTGCATAGTATGGTATTAAGTTAGGGGTAAAAGGATTCATAACTAATCTTAGTACTTTACCATTACAAGTCCAGATGTTTACACTTATTTCATCTAGATCTTTCATATCTTCTGGTATATCTACATCATGTCCTTCTAATACATCAATGTCTACATTACCCCAGAACTCAAGTACTTCATATCGTTGAGCTTTAGATTCATGGCTTTCATCTTCCATAGCTTGTTCCCACCACTCTTTAATATAGTTCTCTCCCATAGAAAGTGCCATATCAATACAGTTAGAACGAAAGAAAGGTCTACGTTTTAAAGCCCTCATTTGACTACGAGACATCTTATGTCTCTCTACTACATACTCTGCTTCATCCATATTAGCTGCATCAGGATCTGGATAGAAATTCCATACAGATACACTAGAAGTTTGTGGTATAGTTTTAATTGTAGGTGAGTAAATTCCTTCCTCATCCCAGTTAGGGTATTCTTTATCTACAGCAAATGGGCCTTTCATAATACCAGTTCCAAATAGTGCAGTTTCAAAAGCAGCTACTCGTAATTGTTTATTAGCATTAGACTCTTCTAGCTGATCATGGATTTTCTTTTCCATTTTTTTAGCTGCTACTAACGCTGGTTGAAAACTTATTTGACTTGAAGTAGTTCCAGTACCTTCTTTTAATCTATCAGCTATAGGTTCTAATTTACTTTGTAGTCCAGCTAATCGTTCTTGAAGTTGTGGTGTAGTTTCACCAGGAAGTAATTTTTTATCCTCAGAAGAAACTTCCTGTGCTTTAACCAGCTCTGGATTACTTTCAAAAAAGACTGACTCAGCTACTCCTTCTGGTAAAGTAGTAGGATCTACTGTAATAGGAAATTTATTATTACCAAATAAAACTTCTACTATCTGACCATAGGCTGCTAATACTTTAGTCTTTGTAACCTTAACAAACACTTGAGACTTTTCAGTACCTGAGAATTGTACATCAGGGCCATAGATACCACGATAATTTCTATATGCTTGTATCCAACGAGTCTCATCAATTTCTCTACCTGTAGAAGCTTTAGAGTAAGCTTCTCTAACTAAATTTATAACTCTCCCAGCAGAAGGATCACTAAGGTCTTTTTCTTTATTATCATCTAAAGCAGATGACTCAGATGAGTCAAATAACATTTCATTATCTAGTGTATTTTCTTCTTCCATTTTATTTCCTTAATATCCAAAAGTTGGGTCACTCATTTGAAACCCACTTTTTTGTGTTAATGGATCAAAATCAAATAGGTTACTTCTTGGTCTTGTCATTACACCGTATCTAAGTGCATCATATAAGTGGTCTTCAGAATTAGTATCTACATCTTCAGGGTTATTTTTATCTAAAGGTATTACTGGTAATTGGGATATTGTATTAGTACAACTATTAAAAAATACAAGTCTAGGTTCTTCAGTGTATTCATCTACTTGTAATCTTCTATGTAATTCATTTTTACCTGCTACTCTAGATCCTTTACTACGATCTGCTGGTCTCCATCTGCAGCCACGCATAATCATTTGTTCAGCTAATGATGGGCCTGTATCGCCACGTTTGTGCCATAAAGAAGAGTCAAGAACTCCGTATCTAATACTTTCACCTTCTTCTAGTTCTATTATTCTATCTGCTAAATCAGTGGCAATAACTTTAGTTACATATAGTTCTCTGTAAACAATTAACTGTTCTGATGGTGATACAGCAATCCAAACAACTCCTGTATAAGATCCATACCCATAATCACATGCACGAAATTTTACCCAATTACTAGGTATATTAAAAGGACTAACAACGTGTATACTCCTATTCCACTCAGGAAATGCCGATCCTTCATTAACATCCCAATCACCTTGAAGCAATTGTTTACGTTGGTGTTCAGGTAATGAAAGTAAGTTAGCTTCATATAATCCGTCATCAGATAAATAAGGGTTATCAAATAATGTTGCAGGTATAAACCTACGTTTAAATAGTGGCTCTCCCTCACGAGAGTGACCTTTAGGCCATCTTATTGTTTTTCCTGTTTCTCCATCTGTAGCCCAAAAAGATTTATTAGTGGGAGAAGGATCAATAAAAAGTTTTTTTACCCAACTATGTCCAGGACCGCCTGGGTTTGTTGTAGCTCTTTGGTATAATTTTAAATTACTATCACGGGTAGTTCTTAATCGTGACCTCATATAGTTCCAAGGGTAGGGAGAAGGCCATTGTGTAAGCTCATCAAAACCAATCCAAGAAAAAGCTTGTCCTTGATAACGTGTAACATCATCATCTCTATCAAGATAAGATAACCAAAGTGTTGCACCTGAAGGTGCTACCCAAGTCTTGTCTCTTTCCATAAACTTAATACCTGGTATTGCTTCTGGGTATATTTGTTTAGATACAGAAATAAGTTCTCTAAGTTCTTCTGTTGACCTACGTACTAACAAACCTCTAAAAGAAGGATTGTTTAAGTAACGTACTGGATCTGCAAGCATGGCAAAACTTTTTCCACCACCTGCTGCACCTCCGTATAAAACCTCTTGTTCTCCAGCAGAAAGAAATTCTGTCTGAGGGCCAGGGTTTGGTTGGAAAATAACTCGTTGAGCTTTTTCTACTTCAAACTCTTCAGGCTTCGGCTGTGCCGATACTGTCTCCGTAGTACTCAACTCTTCTTCCACCGATACGTTGGTCTTCAAGTTTCTTTGCTTTTTCGGACGCTTCTTTATACCGTTGGGCATAGTAGCGTTGAGTTGAAACTTCTTTTTTACGTTTTTGTTCAAGTTTAATTCTTTTCATTAAACCCACATGAGAGATATATCTTTGAGATTCTTCGCTTAACCAATCAGCTACATTCCTAAGACTGTATTGTTTAAGATATTTTTTTGCTTGCTCTAGCAATTCTAACTCTTCTGGGATTGGAAGTATTATATCATTATCTTCTGGGTCTTGTCTATACCCAAAAGGAATTATTCTTCCTACTCTTACTACAGGTTTCCAAACAAGGACATCTTCAATTTCTTCTGGCATTGGTATTTTCCAACTTTTACTCATCATCTTTTTTAGGAGGTAAAATAAATACAGGGCTATCAGATTTTATTTCTACTTTATCTGTTTTTACAAACCCAGCTCTATCAAGAACATCTTTAGAAGCTGCTAGTTTTTCTTTATTACCAAGATCAGTAGGGTTAGTCATAACCTCTAATAAAGAATATGCAGCACGAGTTCCTGCCGCTGCTAAAAACTTACGTGTTAAATCATTTACTTCCTCTTGAAGAGCTGCCATAATAGTAGTAGAAGATACAGTATCACTGTACCCAGCTAATTTCTTAGCAGCTACAGGATTACCACCAGCTCCATCAAAAAGAACATCTAAAAACTTTTGTTGTTTTTCTGTAAGTTGTCTTCCCATTATTTATTTTTCTTCTTAGGTCTAGCTATAGCCTGTGCCTTTTTAGATAGTTCTTTAAAATGATATAAGCGTTTACTAGATTTACTGTGCGTTTTGCCTGTATGCAATGTGCCATCGGCCATCTTATGCACACTGCCTTTGTGTTCTTTCCCGTCACGGGTATAATGAGGTACACCTTTCATTTTAGCTACCACACTTACATTTATCGCAACAGTTACATCTAATGTTTAAAATAGAGCGCACTACACGCTCTAAGTATTTATATATAGATTTAATATAATTCATAATACTATTTCCTTTTTATATTATGCTATTTGTACATACTCAATGATAAAAGTAAAAGAACCTGCTGTAGTTGCGTTTACTGTGTTTGTAATATTACAAAAAATATTACGTGCAGCAGAAGCATACTGTGCAGATATAGGTGCAGTTGCTGCATCCTGCGTCTGAAGAACTAAGGCAGTCTGTGTAACATTACCTACAACAACAGTTGTACCAGCATCAAGAATCTCATCTGTCTGTGCTGCAACAATTTGTGCACCTGAGCTAGATGTACCGACTTCGTATCCTATATCGCCTGAACCACATACAGGAGCAACAGCACAAAATATTGTAATACCTGTAATAATTGTATTAGCTGGTTGTGCAAATGTACCAATAGCTGGTGAGTCACCTGCAGTTGAATTAACAGTTACGCCACTAACGTGAGCTACGTGTTTAACGAACTTACTTAATACAGCACTCTCTAGTGTTGCTGCACCTGTAAGTGTTGTTACACCTGTTACATCTAGTGTAGTTGATACAGTTGCTGCACCCGTTATTGAGGCAGTACCAGTTACGTTTAATCCATCATCTAATGAGAATGTTGTAGGTATTTTTTCTTTACCTTCTGTATATGTACTTTCTACCATTATTCTGTTCCCTATTGCATTGTTAATCTTTTAATGTCACCGCGACAAATACCTAAGTCTCTGAGTTGCCTATCTGTCATATTCATTAGTTGCCAGTAAGCTGTTTTGTTAGATGTGTATGTTCTATATGTGTTTAATAGTTTTCTGATCATTTGAATAACTCCTTTTTAATGACTAAGGAAGTTATACCATACTTAGTTATATCACAAAAATGTTATTATTGCAACCCCGTTATGCTTTTTTGTAGTTTACTTTTCATGTCCAGCAAAAGCTGATCCAGTAAGTATGGCCCCAAAAGCTAAGTGAAACAATCCACCACCCATAAGAGTAAAAGGATTGTGTTGACCTGTGAGCTTTTTCATTAGCTCCATCTGAACCATCGGTTCTGTAGTAGAATTTATAATATCCATAAACTGTGATATGTCTGGCCTATTAATGCCGTACCAGATAGGTACAAACATAAAATCATAAAAACATATAAGTAAGTAAATTATAAGAGCCGTCCATCGCCAAGTCATAGTAGACTTTTGTTGCGCTGTTAGTTCCTTACTCATTTACTATTAGACACACGGAGGTTCACACACTGCTGTGTTAGTTCCGTAAATCACCATGCCTATACCTATTATAAGTACTATAGCTATCCAAACCCATTTATTCTTTAACATTATACAGACTCCCCTAATGCTTTTAATTCAAAACAATGTGTTACTACATATATTTTGTTATTAGTTAACAGCTCACCCATCTTAGATACACTCTTTACACAAGCTGGTTTAGTTGCAAAGAAACCACCTGTTCTAATCATAATGTCACAAGTAGTAGCTTCTAGTGTAACGCAATGAAGTATAGCAGCTAACCACATTACTTTTTCTTACTTTTAGTCATGCCACCATACATATAACCTGATTTACCTTTTTTAGACATACCACCTTTGTTCATCATTTTAAAGTCTGCACCAGATATCTTACCGTCTTTGTTTTTATCTAGTTTAGATTGACCACCTGACATATAGCCCATTGATTTTTTCTTCATCATGCCGCCCATGTTCTTGTTGTCTACTTTACCTCTATTTATATTTCTTAATTGATCCATTAAGTTTTCATATAAACTAGGGTTTTTATTCTTTTTTACAGTATTTAGTTTACTTTTTATTCTTTTAAGTAAAGCGTCAAACTTTTTATCATCTGCAGCTTTTTTATCTGGACCAAATCCCAACTGAAGTTTTTCTAGTTTATCTAAGCTAGATCTTTTTCTTACAGCAGATTTTTTAGTAGTTTGCGTTCTTTTTTGTTTGTCTGTAATAGAAGTACCTGTACTTTTAGATTTTGCTGCTTTTTTAGCTTTTCTAATCTTTTCTAACTTTTCCATACGTTTAGCTTCTGCTAACTCAAGACCTTCTAACTTTGGCTTAACTGCTTTTTTAACAGGTTTAGGTTTCATACTAAGACCATTACTTTTTGTTTTAGATGCTTTTTTAGCTTCTCTAATTTTTTCTAGCTTTTCCATGCGTTTAGCTTCTGCTAACTCAAGACCTGATAATCCTTGGTTTGCACTAATTTTAACACCCATAATAGTATTCCTTTTTATTTAGATTTTGTTCTGCTTAAAGCTGTAGCACCCATAAAGCCTACAACAACTCCTAGTTGTGCTACTATAAATGTATTTAAAAAACTAGCAGCGGACTGCATTTTCTCTGCACTTACAATAGGTGTAAATAACACTATGACTGCTACAATAGTTACAGACATAGCTAACCAAGCCATCATACGTTGCGTATCCATTAGCTTGTCTTCGTTCTCTAGACGTATCCACCTTTCGTGGCGATCCATCTCTTCGTCAGTAATAATGCCGTCACCGTCTGTATCAGCTACAGAATATTTACTGTCTACCTGTAGTTTCTTAGGTGTCATTTTTTCTTCTTATTAGGCTTTAACTTTTTAATGATCTTTGTAGTCCAGGCTTCATTTACTTCTGTATCTGGGTCATCCTTAATGAAGTGACCGTTCTCATTCCTAGCGCGTACTAGTTCTGTCTCTACAGGGTCAGCAGCTACAAGGGCTACTTCAGGCTCAACT